AAGATTACGAATCAATGGATAATGATGGTATCGTTTCTTCAGCACTTGATATCTACGCTGACGAATCAACAATGAAATCTGAATATGGTAGTGTCTTAGAGATACAAACAGAAAATGAAAATATAAAAGCAATATTACATAACTTGTTTTATGATATATTGAATATAGAGTTTAACTTGTGGCCGTGGGTTCGTAATATGTGTAAGTATGGTGATTTCTTTTTACATTTAGAAATCAACGAAAAGTATGGTATCACAAACGTAGCACCACTTTCAGCATATGACGTAGCAAGAGTAGAGGGATTAGATGCAGAAAATCCACACTATGTTAAGTTTGTCTTAGAACAAGGAACAAGTGAGAACACATCATATAGTGCTGCAAAGCCACACCAATCAGAATTAGAAAATTTTGAAGTAGCACACTTCAGATTACTTTCAGATTCCAACTTTCTTCCATATGGTAAGTCAATGGTTGAACAAGGAAGAAAGACTTGGAAACAGTTATCACTTATGGAAGATGCTATGATGATACATCGTATTATGAGAGCACCTGAAAAGAGAGTTTTTCAAATAGACATTGGAAACATTCCACCTGCAGAAGTTGATAACTATATGCAAAAGATTTTAAATAAGATGAAGAAAACACCTATCATCGACCAAGCAACTGGTGAATATAATCTAAAATATAATATGCAAAATATTACTGAAGATTTTTTCTTGCCTGTTCGTGGTGGAGATAGTGGAACGAGAATTGAATCACTTCCTGGTTTATCTTATGAAGCAGTAGAAGATATTGAGTATCTAAAGAATAAACTTTTAGCAGCACTTCGTGTTCCAAAAGCATTCTTAGGATATGAAGAATCACTTGGTAGTAAAGCAACACTTGCAGCAGAAGATGTAAGATTTGCAAGAACTATCGAAAGAATACAAAGAATCACGATATCAGAGTTGACTAAGATTGCTATTGTTCACTTGTATGCACAAGGTTATCAAGATGCTGACTTAGTTAATTTTGAATTGAATCTTACAAATCCATCTACAATTTATGAAACTGAGAAAGTTGAATTGTGGAATAGTAAAACACAATTGGCATCTTCAATGTTGCAAGATGGTATAGTTTCTACAGAGTGGATTTATAAGAATGTATTTAATTTTACCGATGATAAGATTAAAGAGATGGACAATCAGATTGTATTTGATTATAAACAGAAGTTTAGACGACAACAGATAGAATCTGAGGGTAACGATCCTGCAAAGAGTGGAGAAGCTCAAGGAACACCATCAGATAACCAAGCAGGTAGGACAGGACATGAGTTAGATGATGAGGGTGGTTCACCTCCAGGTGGATTTGAAGGAGCAGGAAGACCAAAAGAGGGTGGTAAATACGGAAAAGATAGTGGAGCAAGAGGTAGAGACCCTTTAGGTTCACATGATAAGAAAAAACAATACAATCCGAGTTTAGCACTTGCACATTTTGATGGTTTGAAAACGAATATGAAGAAATTTTCTAAGAAAGACTATCAATTAATTAACGAAGCTGAAACAATTAAAAATGAATATAAAGAAGAACTTAAAGACGCAAAATTAAAGTAATTTTTTATATTTTTATATTTATATATGACATACTTAACGCTGGAGCATTTTAATGTTAAATAAAAAAATGAAACACAATAAAATTAAGAATACAGGTATTCTTTTTGAATTGTTAACAAGACAGATTACAGTAGACTTGATGGAATCAAACAGTTCCAAAGCTGTAAACATAGTAAAAAAGTATTTTAAGAATGGTACACAACTCGGTAAAGAGTATGAATTGTACAAAATACTTACAGAAACCAAATACAATACTGAATCTCGTGCAGAAACATTAATTGAAGCTGTAATGGATAGTAGAAAGAAGTTGAGTAGAGGTTCTATTAAAAAAGAAAAGTATAATCTTATAAAAGAAATAAGAGAATCTTACAATGAAAAAGACTTTTTTAATACAAAAATTAACAATTATAAAGTTTTAGCATCTATTTATAACTTATTTGAACATAAAGAAGAAGTGGCTCCAGATAAATATGTTGCAACAAAATATACTATTGTAGAAAATATCACATCTCAATCTAAAGCTTCTAAGACTAATAAAACATATGATTATCTAAAAAAGCAAGAAAAAGACTTGAGAATGTTAGCATATTCTACATTAGTAGAAAAATTCAATAAAAAATATTCAAACTTAACAAAAAAACAGAAAACATTAATTAAAGAATATATTAATAATATTTCTAATACAAACAAGTTAAGAGAATATGTCGATTCCGAAGTAGAAGTGGTCAAAGATACTCTGAAAAATCAGATTAAAAAAGTAGACGATAAAGTTACACAGATTAAATTAACAGAAGTTGTTAATCAAATCGATGGTTTGAAAAAAGGTAAGGTTGTTTCTGATAAGCAGGTTGTTTCTATGATGAGGTATTACCAACTTATTGGGGAGATAGATAATGTCGCAAACTAAATTTGAAGAACTGAAAAACACAATACGTGAACTTATCGAAGATGACATAGAGTTAGATGAAGCATCTGTTACAGGTGCATTAGACGGTGGAGCAGGTCCTCCCAAGACACCATTTGCTTTTAGTGGTAAACGTAAAAAAGATAAAAAGAAAAGAAAAAGTATAGCAAGCCAAAGTGGTTACAGTATGGCTGAAGCTAAATTTCATGTTAAAGTTGCTGGTTTAGGTAGTGTTTTAGTTGATGCTAGTGGTAAAGGTGAAGCTAAAATGATGGTTGCAAAACAACTGAAAAAACGTAAAGATATTGTAAGTGTAACCAGAGTTCAAGCTGGTAAAGCAAAACAAGTTGATAAGAAACTTGAAAATGTGAATGAGGGTAAATACCACGATTACAGAAATGATGAAACTCTAACACCAAAACAAAAGATTGGTCGTTCTATGATGGAAGTTCGTGATACCTTAAAAACTCTTGAGAGCATAGTCGGTATGAACATTCGTTTAAAGAATGAAATAGGTGTTGATTCTACATCCTATTGGAAACGAACTCATACGGCTATGAAAAAGATTAGTGAAAGGTTAGTTAAGTTAGCTAATAAAGTCGGCCAGTTACATTAAGGTTTTTTGTGAAACTGAAACAAAAACCAAAGTGGGAACACTTTAAATTTCAACTTATTTATAAGTTGTTAGATATTATAACGCTAACCAAAAAATTTTGTGAAGAATCCTTGAAGAATGGGGATAGAAAAAGTTTTAATAAAGTAGAAGCTCTTGGTAAAGTAGATAAACTTATTGAAGAGTTAGAAGAAATTAGAACTGAAATAATTAAAGTAAGAAGTTAGGAAACAAGATGAGACAACTCATAGTAGATTACATACCATTTGATATAAAACCATCACAAATCAACGAATCCATGAAAGAAAATGGTGGAAAGTTGATTGTTAGCGGCATCTTACAAAGAGCAAATGCTGAAAACCAAAATGGTAGAATATACCCTAAAGAGATTTTAGTAAGGGAAGCAAACAAATACAACAAAACATTTATATCAGAGCGTAGAGCTATGGGAGAACTCGACCATCCAGAGAGTTCAGTAGTCAACTTAGCTAACGTTTCTCACAATATCAGAGAGATGAAGTGGGAAAATGACGACTTGGTTGGAACGGTAGAAGTTTTACCAACACCAGCAGGAAATATATTAAAAGAATTATTCAAATCAGGTATTAAACTAGGTATATCTTCAAGAGGTATGGGTTCAGTAGAAACTATAGATGAAGATGATGGTGGAAAACAAACAGTTGCAGTTCAACCTGATTTTGAACTTATTGCATTTGATTTCGTATCCAATCCATCTACACAAGGTGCTTTCTTACGCCCAACAAATGAGGGTGTAATCAATGAGAGTGTAGAGTATAGAGTTGATGATAGAAATCCTAACGAATGTGGTCAGTGGTGTAAAGTAGAGTCAATAGCAAACGATATCATTAGGGGAATGTAATGCCAAAGTATACACAGAAAATGTGGGAAAACTGGAAAGATTTTAGATTAGATGAAGCACCTAATATGTATAAGGGTGCTAGAAAGTCAGCTCAAAAAGATATCGACAGTTTAGATAAGAACTTCAAGATGATGATTAAAGAAGCTGATAAAGCTGGTGATAGAAAAAGAGCTATGGCGTTAATGAAAGCATATAAGAAGTATATTATAGAATTAAAACTTGTCTTAAAGAAAGCTTAAAATGTTTAGAAAGATTGTTGAACAGTCAATTGAAAACGGATTCTTCGATGAAGTAACTGAAGATGTTCTGAATGATGAAGAACAATTCAATACTATGGTTGAGGTTTTTCTTGATGAAATCATCAACAATCTAAATGAATTAAGACGTAAAAGAGTCATTCGTAACAAAAAACTCAAACTCAGAGTTCTTTGCCCAAGAAATAAAAGATATAACCCATCCAAAAAGCAGTGTGTAAGAGTTACTGGTGCTTCAAGAGTTAAGAAGAAAAGAGCTATGAAAAGAGCTTGGATGAAGAAACGTGGTAAAAAAGCTATGATGGTTAGGAAGAGAAGGAAATCTCTTCGTAAAAGAAAAGCTATGGGGATAAGATAATGGGAACTTTTGGATGTTTATGTGAAAAATGTTGGAAAGGATATGAGAAAAAAGGCATGAAAAAGATGTTTGGTAAGATGTATCCTAATTGCGTAAAGAAAGAATCGATGACTGAAGACGGACATACAGACGTAGCATCAGCTAAAAGAGCTATGAAAGTTATAGCAGAAGATGCAATCGATATGTTTAAAACATTAAAATCAATGAATGATGAAGGTTCACTACCAAGTTGGTGGATGAATAAGATAGCTATTTCTAAAACTTATATGAATAATGCGAGAGATTACATGAAAAACCCAAACGAATCCGTAAATGAAGGTAGTGCAAGGGGAGCTGCAGTTTATATTAATACTTTTGAAAAACTTTTGAAAAAACAAATGGGTTCAAAATTTTCTAACTCATCACCAACTCAGAAAGATATACAACGAGTATTAGGTTTAATGAGAAAACGTTATAATGAATCCATAAATGAAATTAGTGGTGTTGATGTCGCTAAAAAAGTTCTTAAAAATAAACAACACGAAAAGGGTATTGATTTACAGACCGCTAATCTCATAGTAACCATTGATAAGGCTTACAATAAAAATCCAAGATTACAGAAAAAATTCAGAGCCATACAGCTACCGAAAATGAAACAATTAATTTTAAAGTTTTTCAAATAGGAAGATAATATGATTAAATTAAAAGATATTATAAGAGAGTCAAAAGCTAGTGGTATATTAGCAGAAGCATTTAGAAGTTCTATCCTTAGAAAAATGGTGAACAACTTTCAAGGTTTAGATAGAGACTTCTTTACCTATGGTGCAAAACTTGGTGTTCAATGGGATAAGGTTACAGATAGCCAAATAGAAAAGAATACAAAACCTAAGAAAAAAGGTATAGAGTTTGCAGTCGCAACAAAAAAGATGGATTTACCATCTAAAAAAAGATATGGTGATTACAATTCTATTCGACAAGTAGAAAAGGGAACTGCACTTATTGTGCTAAGAGATGGTAAACCACTTTGGTATACAAAATCTTGGAGAAATGTAGACCAAAAACGTAAAGGGGCTACAGGAAAAGGCACATCGATGCAAGCTGGTCCAAGAAGTTCACTTTATGGTGATGATAAGATGTCTTTTGGTATTGATAAGTTTGGATATCAAAGTTTAGCTGCTGTTCAATCACTACCTGGCATTGTTTACTATCAAGTTACTTTAGATGAAAATATGCCTTATATGGGTGGTAAAGAAAAAAGAGAATTGAGACAAGCAGTTGGTGAGGGTTCTTGGAAGTGGAAAACCGATGGTGATTTCAGATATGGAAACGAAAGAAGATATAAAGATTTACTTAATCAAACATACAAAGATAAAAAGAAAGTGAATGCTAAAGTAAAAGCAGCAAAAGATTTTACCAATGGATTGATAGCCGCAGCTATCGGTGGTAAACCATCAGTTAAGTTTGATAAGTTACTAAAGCAGTATAATAGTTGGACTACAAATGAAGAAAAAAAGGTATACGAGTATATGTCTCGCATCACACGTTCAATGGAAGATTTATATGGTGATTTTGGAAGATATATTGAAGCAATACAATATGATGAAAAACAAGAAAAAGAAAAGGGTGGAAAACTAGCCTACTATCGTGCAGATGATTATGCTAGAAAAGTTGCGGCTCAATCTGGTAGGATTATTCAAGGTAAATTCTAATGATTAAGTTAAAAGACATATTAACAGAGAAAAAAAATTTAGCACCAAGTATTATAGCTGATTTAGCTAAAATGACTGATAGAAATAATCATACTGAAGCTAGACGAGATTTAGCATCACATATGAAGAATTTAAAATTTCAACACATTTATCAAAGTATAAATATGATACAAGATAAAGAAGGAAATTTACCAATAAATCTAAGAAAGTATAGAGATGAAGTTGATAAAAAGTTTTTTGCTTTAGTTAAAAGAAAATATGGTAATTATAACGACATACATAAGGCATTCTAATGATTAAGTTAATGGACATATTAAATGAAATGGTAAAACCAGGTGATGTCTTTCAAGATTATTACAAAAAGGGTGTAGAGATTGCTGTAGAGAAGAGCATGGGTAAATGGAAGACGGTATCTTTCAATTTAAAAACAATGAGTGCTCACGAGGTTGGTTCAAATAATACTTTAGAAAAACAAAAATCAATGAAGTTGTCATCTTCAGATAAAATGAAGATAAAGAAGATTGTAAAAGACCCACAAGAAGCTGATTTTATAAATCAAGATGACCCAAATATGGTTAAAAAATTAATGAGGGTAGTAAGATGATAAAACTAAAAGAATTAATAACAAAAAAAGATTGCAGTTGTGGTGATGATTGTTGTTCTGTAAAAGAATCTGTTATTACAGAACAAATGGAAAAAAAAGTAGCTGATGCTATGACAAGATATTTGATTGGTGATAGAAAACAAGCAATTAGACAATTAGCTATGTTGGCATCTAAGATAAATGTAGATATCGACCAAGAAAGATATAACTCACAATATGGTGATACAAATAGAGCTATATTGAAAGTATTAAAAAGAGTGATGTAATGCCATCTAAGTCTAAAGCACAACAAAGATTTATGGGATTAGTTCATGCTTATAAAAAGGGTGAAGTAAAAGGTTCAGAGGTATCCAAAGCAGTTAAGGATGCAGCTAAATCAATGAAGAAGAAGTCAACTAAGAAGTATGCTTCTACTAAACATAAGGATTTACCCAATAAGGTTAAGGAAGAAAGAGATTACAAAGCAGAATATAAGAAATTTCAATCTTCTACTAAATCAAAAAAATATAGAGCAGAATTAAATAAGTATAATAGACAAAAAGGTACTTATGGTAATGGTGATGGTAAAGATGCATCACATAAAGGTGGAAAGATAGTGGGATTTGAAGCAGAATCAAAAAACAGAGGTAGAGCAGAAAAAAGTCGTCTGAAAAGAGAAACCTTACAGAAATTAGTAACAAAGTATGGCGCTAAAAAGGTTAGAGAGACGATTATAGCAGTCAGACCAAAAGCTGTTACTGTAAAGGGTTATAGAATGCCCGAAGAACCAGATTTTGAATACGATCCTGAAAAGAAAACTGATGAAGGTTTCGGTGGAGAACTTAAAGGTAAAGATAAAGATAAGTTCGAAAAAGCAAGAATAGAAAATGCAGAACAATTAGGATATAAAGCTACAGGTACTTCAGACACTAAGAAACAAAAATT